CTACGTTCTCTTTATTTCTTCTGCCATATCACTTACGATCAAGGTTTTGTTTTTTGCTAAATCGCTAATCGTTTCATCTTTTTTTGTGTTACCTGTTGACGCACCAAAATAATAAGCCACTACACTACTGGTTAGCGATACGATTGCTATTAATATCTGATCGTTTGGGTTAGTATGGTTAAACAGGTTAACAAAGTAATATGTGAAGCCCAAAAGCACTATTACAAGAGCCAGTATAGGTTTAATATTTTCTGATATTTTTTTCATAATTTAGATTATTAAGGTAATGCTGTTATAGTTATTGCTCCGCTTGTAATTTGCATTCTGTAACGTGTACCAGTTACTGTATCGGTCATTATAACGCCTTTGGTCGCGTCAGTAATTTCAATATCGCTAGTGGCTTTAATTTTACCTCCAACCTGCAATGCCTCGCCTGTACTAATAATATCACTTGAACCCACAAGAAAGCTTTTTGTAAACATTTGTATATCTTGTGTAATTCCCGCGTTCCTTGCACTTATATAACCTTTAGTTGTGTTAAACTGACCCAAATACAAGCTCACGCCCGATAATACACCAATTCTTGTAGCTCCTTCAACTTGAAATTTATAACCAGACTCAGGGTATGGGCTACCGATTGAAAATTCGTTCCCGGTGTCATAACCTAAAGACTGTCTAAGTGTTCCGTCAGGATTAGAAGCGGGAATGTAGTTTGTTGGTACTTTGGGAACAGTTAACGCTCTTCCTGTTGCATCATCACGAACCAACTGAGAAACGTTACCACTTGTCCATGTTCCGGGACTTCCAATATATAACTCACCTCCATTTTCAATAAGATATAATATTGCTTCATTTACAGGGGATGCATACCCAACCGATAATGGTAACACTTCACTATCTTTTCTACTATATGCCTGTACAAATGCTTTTCCTAGGTCTGGTCTATACAATAGTTCAAGTCCGGCTGTATCGTTCGCAGGTGTTGTGTTATTTGTAACCCTTATACCTCCTGACTCCATGTTAGTATAATATCCATATTCTTTGCCTAACAATAGATTTAACTTGCTTTCAATAAATTTTGCGACATAGAAGTAACCTTTGTTATTCAGATGCAACCAGTCCGAACGCATTGACCATGCTATATCACCCGCAGCGTGATCGGCTACATCCTGAGCGTTTGAGGCATCGTAGATGCGTAATAAATATCTTTGTAGATCAAGAAATTTTGAGCCATACAAAGCCAGTAGTTCATCGGTTAAAGTTTCAATTGGGCCATCACCGTCAGTTGTGGCCTTTATTATTCCAACAACTAAATAATTATCATGCCCTAACGCAGCGATCATTTCAGCTAAATCAGCTTTTACCGTTTCAGGATCACCATAGTTATTCCTGCCTACCCAAAAAATTGTTGGTAAATGCCAAAGTTCCGGATGCTCAAAAAACCTCGTTTTAATTTGTGTTGATGTTTCACCCGGCACACCTTGATTATAACACATTACATTAGAAAGAATCGAAAGCGTAGCAGGGTAATTACTATTTCCTGTACTGCCAGCACCTGCTGTTAAACTGTCGCCCCAACAAACTATTTTGGTTGGGTTGTCAGTAATTACAGTCCATTTTGAGACAATTCCATAGTTAACCGGATAATTGTTGTTGTCATAATTTGAGATGTGAACTATGTTAGAGCCGTCAACAACTACATCACCATTATTATATATAGTTCCAGTATTATAACTGCCTCGCCATTTACCAAGTTTTATCCAGTTAGGAGGCGATAATAAAACAGGATCGGTATTATTAGTTGTAAGACAGTAATAAGCCCACCCACTTCTTGATACTATCTTTCCTGCTGTATATGTGCCGGGTAACCATTCTGCAACATAAGTGCCTCCATAGGAATTTAATGACCAAGCTTCTTTCTCGCTAAGTAATAAAGGTTCGGTTTCGTTTGAATTAGAAGTGCTTTTAAAAACATAAAGCACTGAGTTAATCTCTTTAGTAACTACTTGCCCCTCGCTATACTCTCTTTGCTTCCACGCCGAAAACCCCGATGCATCAATCCAGTCAATACCGTCATGCACTTCTAGTTTACTTGTTACATCATTAAGCCTAAGCCTACCTTTCATTGGCACATCGGAGAACAAATTATCAGAGGTAACCGGTAGCCATAAAGCACTATTTGCACCAATCCCGCCACGTGTTATTGTAGCTTGGTTGTTTGCTCCTGATAGCGTTACCTTAGTTTGGCTCTGTGCGAACCCGCCCAACGAAAAGAGGGCGATTAGATAAATTAAAAATCTTTGTTTCATTGTATTGTGTAATAGATTAAATATTTGATGTCTTTTTCGAACTCCCAGCCTTTTAAAATTCCCGTTTCAGGATCAAGTGTAAAGCCATCGGTTAAGAACTGATTTTGAAAGGCAATACCGTTAAATTCAACATTTTTTAAGTTGTCGTGCTGTAGTTGTCCAATGTCCTCATTTACTGAGATAGTCATAAACCTACAGGGGTTTTTAAGCTTTTCAAACTCTGCTTGGTGTGCATTTGGATCGATTAAATGACCGTCAAACTGTTCTTTTTCTGCTTTTGCATCCAGTAGCTCTATAAGCTTAAAAACCTTAGCCAAGGGAATAGTTTCATTTTTGTGATAAAATGAAAGAAAGGTTTGCCTAAACTGTTCCTGCGTAGGTTCTTTACCTGTCGCGAACCAACCAAAAATTATATTTATATCTGTTGCCATATTATAAACCTGTGTACATTATGTAAGCTACCGTATAGTAAGGCGGGCGGTTTTCGTGTGGTTGATTGCCACCCGTCGAATCAGTATTAAAATTGTGGGAATGATTACCCGCCCATGAAGTCTCACCGCTATTAGGCTGATTTCCGTTAGGCTCAGCACCCGACGTAATAACATACTGTCCTGCATCGCCGTTGTCACTGTTTGACCCCTTTAGAACCATGCCTGTATGCTTATGTTCCCCCGATGCTATTGTAGTACCGACGTGGTAGTGAGCGGGCATGTGCGGTTCAGATAATTGCACCTGTTTCGAGCCACCTGTTTTGCCAATTGCGTTATAATCTGTATCTGTTGGATTATACCCAACAAGGAACATTCCTTTAAGGTTTGGCGTTCCGTTAGTTCCGTCACATAATTGCCATCCGGCAGGTATATTGGCAACAAGTCCGGTGTATATTTGAGGGTTTGTTTTAGGCGGCAATATTCGGCTTTGAAGCTCCAAAATTGACATTGGCTTTTTGAAGCTCGCCCAAGTAACAGAACCTAGCCCGCTTGCAAATGTTACATGACGCTTTATTAGAACGGGTTTTAATTCCCCGTTTTTAAACTCTTTGCTGATTGTTTGCTCTATGATCTTTACGTTAGTTCCGGTTACACCGCCTACAAAATTGAAGAGTTCACCATTAAAGAAAACAACGCCATTAGTTGTGCTAGTGCCTACTTTTTCACAACCTGAAATGATGGAAAAATTTCCCGCTAAATAGCCAAAAGACTGCATTATGCTTAATGCGCCCTGCAACTCCTGTAACCTGTCGGCCTTTAATGGCCATCCACCTGTTTGTAAAAACTGTAATACGTCCATTTTTCTAAATTGTTAGTATTGCGTATCGCTTGCCACCTGCTTTATAAAGCTTAATAAGTGAGTGAAGCGCATGTATTTGATTTGTATAAATTTCTTCCGGTACATATACTATAAAATCGAGTCCGGTGTCTGCCGTTTCAGCCTCAGTGTAGAGCCAAAGGGTATCATCTAAATATTCGTCCTGATCTTCCGCATCCGTATAGATGTATGTTGTTTCGTTTGTTTGGCCATCACCGATATAAATACGCCTTTGCACTTTATCGAATCTGTCATTTAGGGCTTCTCGCATATAACACACTTGGCCTGTGTGTGTCATTATATAAATATTGTCTTTCCTGAATTGAAGCCAATTATAATGACTGCTGATTAAAGGTGCTAACAAAGCTTTTGCAAATAAGGTGATCCAAGATGTTCTTTTAAAGGTTGGGGTATTCTCAAGGATTAACACCCAAAAGTTTAGATCAAACCACATAAGGCAAATAATTTATAGTATCAAAACCCATTGGCATGTAATAACCACTTTCCGGTATTGCCCTTACATTTATGATTGTCGGCTCACCGTAACCGGATGTATCTGTATCAATCCAAGAGCTTTCAATAATGTTAACATGCGGTATTTTTATTCCTGGTACTTGCTGTAGCTTATCCACAAAATTTGCGATCACAAACTCACCGTTGAACGGCAGCTCTTTCATGTATTCGTTTATTGCATCATTTACAGGATAATTGCCGTTTAAAATGCTCATACCGTTTGCCGTTAATAACTCAGGATCATAATACATGGTCATATTAAAATATAACCTGTCCGGCAAAAAGTTAATAACGCGTACCTGAACGCCAGCGATTTTAAATTCTTTTACATACGCCTCAAAAGCGATTTTCTGAGGTTGTGGTATTGGAGATAAAACACCATTAACTTCACCCGCGATTTTTATTATAACTGCACTACTTCCCTCACTTTCATTAACGGCCGCATACTTAACTACTTTTGAAGCCTCGATCTGCTCAAGAGTGGCATTGCCATTGTCATAATAATCGCGATCAGTAATTAAGATAAAACCGTACTGGAACTTCAAGGCCATTGTTCTGTACCAAGTGAGTCGGCCAGTTTTCTGATTTAATTTTATTTCATCCATTTCAATAGAATGCGTGTCAAGTATCTGCTCAAAAGTATTTATTGCAACTGCCACGATATAAATAAACAACCTGAAAACAGCCGTTGTACTAACTGAGGTAAAAAAGGCAGACAGTACTATATCGGCCTGTACTGCTTTGTGCATTTCATTTGCTATTTCTACTGTTGTTCTTGCCATTTATTTAACTTTAAAAGTTGAGCCAATTCTCATATAACCAATCCCTTTTTGTCTAGGTTCAAAATCAGTAATATTTACTGCTGTTGAAAATTTGATGCGCTGCCTGTCAATAACCGCCATCACCTCTGTTTTTTTTGTTTTGCTTTCAGGTATTATTATGGATTGTCCCGGTTCTAAGCTGTCAGTTGTAGAGAGGTTGTTAGCCCTTGCGATCTCAAAAGCTCCCTGAGCGTTTCCGTATTCCTGATTTGCTATATCAAAAAGGCTTTGCCTGTTAGATATTACCACCGTTTTTACTGCCATAAGCCTTAATTATTCTTCGAGTTCTTTTACTCTTTTCCTTAGGGCGGCGTTCTCTTGTCCTAACATTCTGTTTTTGCTTTTCAAAAGGTTAATTTCATCTTGTTGAAGATTTGCCTTTTGCTCGTAAACTGAAATGATGTCCGAAAATTTCTTATCGTATCGTGTGCCAAGATCATCAAGCATAATTTTATAATAATCACTAAGCTTTATTTCATTGTCGATCTCTTTACCTTTAGCATCTGCCTCTTTTTCTTCTGCCGATGCATTTTCGTACCTCCGACGAAAAAACCAACCACTAAAACCACCTAAGACAGTTCCGATTCCCCCGCCTATGGCTACATATAATTCGTTTATAGTCATACTTTAATTATTAGATTGTCTAAGTCGTTGCTTATTTCAGGGTTTACATAGCCATCAAGCTCTAACTGTATTGTAAGGTCACGTATAAATTTCTCTTTACTGGCCGTTGTAGATTTAAGGTATCGGGATGCTCCAAAACCGACTAAGGGAAATTGTTTGTATTCACCCGGATGAGCCAAAAAAATACAGTTTACATGTTGTTGATCACTTTGACCGATCACAAAATCACCGTTTTGAATGAGCGGGTTAAAATCGTCGTCTAAGAGAATATCTAGGTTCATATTTATACTAATTTACCGTCTACTAAAAGCCCCCCGTTTGGCGGGCATGTTCCTACTGCCTGTCCGCTTTTCACATACGCCTCGAATGCATCGGCCAGTTGTTTTGCCCTTTGCTCAGCGTTGTTCTGAGTAGTAGGCTGTGTAAATATTGTTACTAGGGCTTGCTCTAAGGTTGCTTTATCTAAGGCCATTATTCAATAAGTATTTTGTTCAACTTGTTTTTATTCCCGGTTATGATCTTATTCTTTATCGCTGTAATTACCGGAACGTCTGGAGTAACACCAATGGAGACCACAATTTTTGAAACTTCCGTACACAGATCGCCAAAACTGTCTTGAAATTCGTTAAGGACTGTCTTTAAGTTTTCGCCCTTGTTAGTGATTCTTACACCGTTTTGCTCAAGATCAAACTGTAAGCTCTCGATCTTAACCTCTACTTTTTCAACTTCTGAGCATGACAACAAATAAGCTTCGTTAACATCGTTCTCAATGATCGCACATAACACCTCGCTATTAACTTTCGGCACGATCTTAAATTTGTTCTGTTGTGCATCATCTATGACCGAATGAAAACGTACTCCTATCAGGTCAGGCAAATTGTCCCGGCTAACATCAAGGTCGTTTTCCCTGACCTCTTTTACTGTCCCGGAAACAACCGCAACAATAAGCTGTTTCTTAATCATTGCATCAACGGCCATCCTGAAAGCTTCAAACATTTTAAAGGGGTTTTAAAGGAGTTTTAAATCGGTTATAAATTACCCGGCATATAATTATAATAATGAGCAAAGGGATAATTAGCCACCATACAGACCAAGCGAAAACAGGTTCGGACTTTGTATCTTTTTCTTTAGTCTTAGAACTCCCTTTAATAAAGCCCTCAGATTTTCCCTGAGAGCTTTTTTTTATATCATTCTGTTTTGTGGCCTCGGTTTTCTTTTCTTCCCGGTGCTTTTCTTTTGAGTTGGTTTTAGTTTCCGATTGGCCACTCTCAATAATCCCGTTAGTAACGTTAAATTTGTTGCCGTCCGAATCTTCATAACTCACAGGCTTATCGCTATCTATCGGGGTAATTTTTAAACCGTTTGAGGTCACTACGCTTATCACTTCTTTTATACCCTCTTGTACGATAGCCTCGCTTACTGTAGCTTTTGATTTATCGGTTAAATTGTCGGCGTTTTCAGTGACTTGGCCAACATCAATATTGCTGTTTTGTTCAGACTTGGAAGTCTGCCGGGTTTTACATCCTATTGCAAAAAATAAGATCGTAAGTAGTACTATTGTTTTTTTCATTTGTCTAATATTTTTGGGTGAACAAAAATTACATCTTTCACGCTTCGGGTTCTGCTCATAACTTGCCCGCCATTGCTTTGATTGGTTAATGAAGTATTCCCCTCAATAGTAAAAAACTCCTTTCCTTTTGTTTTCCACCCATTAAAAAGACCAACATGATCAGGTTTACCGTCGGCGTTCCAATCAAAAAAAACCAAGTCACCTACCTGCGGCGTATTAGTTACTTCACCATTTTTCTTAAAGTGTGCTACAGCAGTTTGACAACCTGCAAAACCTTTTTTAAAACCGATGTTACCAAGACTTACACCTGCCTGATCATACACCCAACTACAAAAGATACCGCACCAAGCAACTCCGTTCATTCCAAACCATTTACCATACTTGGTTTGATTACTGTTAGCCGGGCTTTCTTTTTGGCCTACTTCTTTGAAAGCGATTTCAATTATTTTCTGTCCTTTCATTTATTACTTTATAATTTCATTCCTAATGTGTTCTCACGCTTAAAGCCATCATTGGCGTTAAAATCTATGGTTACAGCTTCGATCAGATATTTGCCCGCTCTTTCGCTGTTTACATAGTTTGGGTCGGTTATATCAAAACCGTCACCCGGTTTGGTTCTGGGCAGTCCCCAAGTTGGAATCTTGCCCCTGTAACCGTCAAAACTCAAAGACTTATATGTCTTTTCGGTTAGGTTCTTTAATTCGTCTATTGTCTTATCGGTATAATGCAGGGTTCTAATAGCTCCGTTCTTATCGCCAAAATCATACTTGAGCCGCTTACCTTTCCGGTTAATAGAAATCCCTCTTAACAGTATGTTTAAATCCTGCTTTTTAATGAACTTCAATTCGTTAGACTCATTAGCTCTAACATTGCGATTAATATTAATCGGGTGAGAAACAATAGGCTTGACATCGATCATAAACCCAACCGTTAGTACTTTGTTTTTAAAGTAACTGTGTAGGCCGTAATTTGTTCTTAGCTCTTCTAAAACCTTATAGGCCGATGCAGTAGAGATCGTGAATTTGCCGAGGCTTACATTATCAATCACGTTGTACTGATAACCCGGTGCAATATACCTGAGCAAGTCTAAGAGCTTGAGATTTGTAAACGCCTTTGTAAAACTCGTTCGCTTCAAATGCCACATATCATTTTCGCACTCTATTTCGAGCGGCACATCCGCACCAATGGAGCTAACAACCCCCAAAAATTCCTCTTCATTATTCCCGTCATATCCTAAGCTTATCGTTACAGCATCACCAACCTTAATGTATTCGGTAATGTTTTTGCGGGCAAATGAATCAACGTTCCCGTTTACGATCACAGAATTATACTCACGAGGTATAATGATCTTAGCCGTATCGGTAGGCTGTTTGATACTTCTTTCTATATGTATTGAATTTACCCTATCAAACTGCACATTGCCAATGGTCACATGACAAGTCATATTGTAATAAAGAAAATTCATTATAGATTTGGATTAGTAAGAGTGAACGATACCGGGGATATGCTACGGGCTATGAGTGCAAATTGTATCGTGTCTTCAAAACCCTGTACCGGGCTAAACTCAATACCTGTAAAATAGATCGTTTTAATATCCTTATCAAAGAACTGTGTACCTACTACATCAACTACGTTGTTGTATTTAAAGAGGCGGTAAAGCTGTTTAATGATGTCCTCAGGGTAACGCCTGTTTTTAACATCAATCAGCAAACCCCTCATTCTAATGTCATAGGGTCGTGTACCCCAACGCTCAATAACTAAATTATCTGTACCGTTGATCTGTGTTTCGATCAGGTCTTTATCTTGAGTAAAATTTATTATTGGCGGTGGGGCAATCAACCCATCAAATTCACTCGCTAAGAGCATATCGCCAAATTTTAAAGAGTTTCCATCATAAATAAACTCCATACCCTCAAAATCTCCCTCAGCATCCGGATAAGTGACCACGCTATAATCATTTGATACTCTCACCGCCGTGGGTGTTTTTGTAGTGGCTAAAAAGCCGAAAGCCGCCGCGTATCTTCCGCTAAGGGATATAATGAGTTCCTGTGAATTTGTCATAATAAAACACCATCTTTTAAATTGCCTAGTATTCCTTTTTCTGCTAAGAACTTAACCTGTGCCCACTTTTCAGCCCATTGCGCATCTGTTAGATTTTCGGGAAAAGGGATGTGTAAAAAATGAGAGATAAAAGCATCAATCTTTAATATCATATCTTTTGTTTGACTGAAATGTAAGCCCGGGCAGTCCTCTAAAACTTTTTTACCCTGCCGTCTCTTATCGGGACAAGCTCAGCCAATAACGTTACGGTTGTCATAAACAGCGCATCGTCTGCTAAAATTTCCTCTAGGTGCGTTTTAACGCAGTTCTTTACTAAAATCTCCTGTGCCTTTTTAGGGTTAATGTCGCCATACTTCATGTATTGGGACATGGTCGACCTGTCCGGCACTACAGCAACAACGTTGTAAAATTCTGCTGTTTCGTCACTGGCCGGAACTTCTAACATCCTTAATCTTGCTTTACCATATTGATTAATAAAAGCCTCCTTTTGAACAGGTGTTACTATAGCCGACAGACATAATTCGTTATGTTCTGTATCTTGTTTTTTTATGATTTTATCTTCCATTTTTTAAATTGGGTTGTTGTATTTTATATCTAAAACAAACAGGGTGTATTGTTTATTCAAGCCCATGTCACCTGTAACTTCACGGCCTTGATCTTGGAATTTTGCGATAATAGTATCGTTAACCGGAATATTGTAGTCATTAATAAAAGTGACATTAATATCAAAAGGTTTAATTTTCAGCAAATCACCACCAGCCGCCGTTTCAATAGGTGTAATATCATGCATCATTACAGTAATCGTGGCCGTTGGCGTAATTTTACCTTGTGACCATGATGTAGCCCTATTTTTAAGCGTATGGTTTAATTGATGCTCTTGCTCGGTGTTATAACTTATCTCGACAATCTCTAAAGGGATGCCGTTAATAGTTGCCTCAGCGTCACCGCTATCGTATGCCTTACTGTTTCTTATAATTGTAGACATTACAGACTTGATTTAAGGTTAGACGTTCCTCTAATTTCTCCTATTGTACCATAAGGCACAAATGCGTAACTTGTTTTTAAAACCTTTTCAGTTACGAGGTCACTCGTTGGGTCAACATACATTTCACCTGCCGATATTTCCTTACGGCGCACCATATCTCCAAACACTGTATCACCTACACCTTTAAGGTACTTTTGCACACCGATGGGTAGTAGACCAGTGGCAGGGTCTACCGGGTAGGATTTCTTTATTTTAGGCAGTAAGACAGTTCTTAAAAGCCTCAGGGCTTTGTCGTGTGTTCTGCCGTACGCTATGGAATGCTCATTAATATTACCATCCGAATCCTTTACGATCTCTACGCAAACATGGTCATTGTTCCATCGTACGCCGTCCATTCCTGAATACTCCAAACCAAATATGTAACCCTTATTTTCAAGAGTTTGCAAATCACTATATACTGCCGTATTAGTTTCGTGGGAAGAAAGACCAGGAATAAGCCATGCGTCTTTTGTAGCGTCGGTCAGGTTAAACACTTCATTGTCTCCGATGTTCTGCTCAACTGTTGCGGCCGAAAGCGTTCCCAAAGCCGTCCCAACGTCGGCAAACTTTTGTGCTAATCCTGTTTTAGTATCGGCATATTTCCAGTCCTGCCCGTTAACGATGCTCACTTTCGGAGCTTCAACGTTAAGAATATCCCTAAGATCGGCGGCGGCGGCGGCGGGTGATGTATAAGAATGTCCCTCAAGTAAAACCTGTAACGGGAAGTTCTGTTCAAATGCCCAATCGGCTAAAGCCTGCGCCTTTGGTATAGAGCTATATACATCGGTTGGCAATCCGTTTAAGCTTACAGGTACGGCCGTTGGGTTCATGGCAATAGCTAATTGTCTAACCTCGCCTTTAGCCTCAATAACAAGCTTTTTGGCATATTCCGGCTTATCCAGTATATCGGCCATTGTAGTAGCAACCGGAACAATCATTAAATACAATTTCTGACCTTCGCCCGCCATCCTGTAAAACTCTTTTAAATGACGGTAGGCATGTTGGTTGTTAGTTGTATCAACTGCCGCAGTAAAACCCAAAGCCTGTATGTCGTTGGAGTTCATAAGCGATCTCACAAGCCCGTGAGCCAGTCCGGCAGTGGCAGTCCCGGCAATAATAATTGCCGAGATACCGTCACTTTTATTGATCGTATTTGCTCCTATACGCCCTTTTTTTATATTAACACCGCTTATATCTGACATAGCTTAGGCTTTAGGTTCTTGCGTTTCTCCTGCATTATCTTCTACCGGGGTAGGTTCTTGCGCTTCTTCCGCTTTATCCTTTACCGGGGCAGATACTTTTACCGGGGGCTTAGCGGTTGTTGGTTTAGCAACCGGGGGTTTCTTAGTTGCTGGCTTAGCAACCGGGGGCTTGCTGTTAACCGTTGCCTTTGTTTCTTCTTCCGGTGTTTCTTCTGAGACATCAGTATCAACCGATGATCTAAGGATTTCCGTAACCTCTTCTTTTGGCTTGGAAACGCTGTTTTCAGCCAAATTGCGACTTGTAAAAAACTCACTTTTGTTGTTCACAAATAAGTTTTGTACCGTTGGATTAGCGGCAAATATCTTTGCCGCTTCCTGCTTGTTTTCTTTAGTTATTTTTAGCATAATTGTTTTTTATTAAACAGTTCCCGAAACGATTGCGGCCATAGCTCTTTGTTTAAGCGGCAACACAATGTAATTATGTCTCATGTTGTATTCCCATTGCTGTCTCCTAGGCTCAGGTTTTGCCTCATAGTTCTTAGTTGAACCGGAAGCCTTGAAAGTGTTAGGTGCAAAAAAAGCTATTGAAGCCTCATTTGCTCCTGCACCCGGTACAGCTCCAAAACTTACTTTGGTTTTAGCCGCTACATTGAAGTAAGGCATGTCCACATACCAGTAAATTGTAAATCCAAAAAGTTTTGATTTTAGCTTGTTACCGTCTAAATCAGTAAACTGGCCAACATACTTTTGATTTTCTAACGCCCAATCTTCTAAGTCGCCTAAGTGGTCAGAACCCAAAACTAAAACACGCCCCTCAGCAGGAATTTTTGCTTTATTCCATGCCCTGCTAAGCCCCTGAATATCTTTAGGGATACATTTTTTACGCCCTGCTCCATCATCCGGGCCGGTTGTGATCAATACGGGTGTATTTACGGTATTGCCCGCAGGAGCTAAGGCATGAGCCGCCTTAGAGTGCTTTTTCGACATGATCGCTTTGGTGTGTTTTTCCTGCACTTTTCTGATCTTATCGTACGCAATGAATTGTAGCTCATCATCAGTAACTTTTGTAACCGCCGTTTGATATTTATCTAGTGTTATTGCTATATCAGCGTCGGTTTGGTCTGCTACAGGCAAATCGTAGGTAGTATTATTAATCAATACTTCCGGATCAGCCCCAATGTCGTTAAGGTGTATCACCTCGTTTTCGTTCCGGGTCGCAACGACAAGCTGTGACTCATCGGGAATTTCATTTAAGAAACTCGCATCTTCAGTAGCACGGAACTGTTCCACTGCCACCTGTGTCCAAATCTGTTGATTTAATGCCATTTCTATTAAGTGTTAAAAGGTTGGTTAAATTTTGCCTCGTACAAAGCCGCAAACGCTTCCGGGTCTTTCGATGCCATAGCTTCAATCTCGCGGGGTGCTTCTTTTTGGTATTTGTCCCAATCCCAACCCTCACGGGCTGTAACGCCTGTTGTAGTGCCGCCTTTTTTGAGAACAGAGTTAATTGGTGTTCTAATTCCTAAACCTGATATTACCGTTTCTAAAGCGTCAATACCCGATGTTTTGCCAATATTCTCATAAGTGGCTCTTTGTACGGCTGTGATCTTTTTTTCGCTTTCGGCAACATCTAAAATGGCTTTGATCTTAGCCTCACGTTGTGAGGTTATAGCCGTTTCCAAGCTAGTAACCTGTGCGGTTTTGGCTTCTAGTGAAGTTTGTAACGTGCTAGTTGAGTTTTTAAAGTGGTCTTCAAGTGCCTGAATGACCGCCGTATCGGATGACTGGGCATTTACACCCGCCAAACCGAATTTTGCAATGATTTCATTTTTCATTTCTAAAGGGTTTTTATTATCGTTTAAATCTTTATCCTCCACTGCAACCATTAAGGCCGCAAACGAGCCAAAAGTGTTATCAAGGTTACTTGTAGGGTCTTCTAATTGCTGAGTTTTTATAACAGGGTCTACTATCTCGTCAATTAGCTTAGCTTCTAATGCTTGCTCAGCGTCAAACCAATTATCACCAACAAGCCATTTTTTTACATCAGCCTCGGTTTTACCTGTCCTGTTGATCAGTTTTTTACTGAAGTTCTTTTCTATTGATCGTAACAGCTTGGCACTGGCCTCGTGTTGTGAAGCGTCACCACGTGTATAGCCGGACGGCGCATGTATCATTAAGAAGCCATTTTCAACCATGTACACCTTACGGAAAGCCATTAGCAGGACTGCCGCCATTGAGGCCGCGATACCATCTACATAAGCGTCGCAAATAGATTTTGCATTTAGAATAGCATTATACATCAGGTTGCCGTCAAACACAGAACCGCCGTTACAATGCCAGTGTACGTCTATAACCGGGAAATTCCCGTCAATGGACGAAAAACACTGTAAAAAATAAGTGCCGTCACCCTCCCAGATTGTGCCGTATAAAAACAGTTGGTTATCCTTGATTTTGATTATCATAATTGCTACTTCGTGTTATTCTTTGGCAAACATCGGGCGAAAAAAGCACGCCCGAAAACAACTCAGAAACCGTTGCGAACTTTGTTGAAACCGTTGCAAACATTTGATTTTATGAGGGTTTTGTTTTGGAGCTTTGCTCCAAAACCGCGCGTAATTATGAGTGTATTATCGAACGAGAAAAAAAGAGCCATCGCCGAAAGGTTGTTTGTCAATGATGGTATGAGTTGTAAAGAAATATCTACGCAAATAGATATTTCTGAGCAGACCCTTAGCAAGTGGAGAAAAGGCAGAACCGGGGAAAAGGATTGGGATGCGCGCCGTGCGGAAGTGATAAGCGCACCTCACGTCATTAAGGAAATTTTACTTAAAGAGCTTAAGCTCGTTGCCGAGGGTGAAAAACCAAACGTCGACGCCGATGCTCTTGCAAAAATCTCAAAAGTTTTAGAGACCGTTTCCGGCAAAGTATCGGTTCAGATTATACTGTCTGTTTTTAAAGAGTTTGACAACTGGATGGCTGAACAAGACCCTAAAACGGCGGTGCTGTTTACAGAATATCATAAACGATTTTTAATATATAGAATTAATCAGGAGGGATAATGGATAAAAAGTGGGAAAGGTTAATTAAGCAGTATGAGGAACATTGCAGGCGTATACGCAAAGCAACTACTGTTAACATAAACGAAAAGCCAAGCGAGAAAACCAAACGTATTGAGGAGTTAGCAAAAAACTATATTAAATGGTTTGAGTTCTATTTTCCAAATTACGCCAAAAGCCCTTGTTCATGGTATCAAAAGGAAATGGCAAGACTTCTGATAAAATTTAAAATCATTAGTCTATTGGCTGAGATATTCCGTTCGGGTGCAAAATCTGTACATCTAGGAATGGGTATTCCTTTGTTTTTATACTTTACGAAAGACCTCTTTTATATGTTGCTTATTGGCCAGACAGACCCAAAGGCCAAAAAACTTATAAGCAAACTACAATCTCAGCTACAACATAACCAAAGGTTAATAAATGATTATGGTAAACGCTACAATTATGGAGACTGGACAGGCGGCGACTTTACTACTATTGACGGGGTAAAGTTTAAAGCCTTGAGTATTGAGCAATCTGCAAGGGGTGAAAGTGAGGAAGAAAACAGGCCGGACTATATTCTCATTGACGATGTTGATACAAAGAAACGTTGCAAAAATGATAAGCTTAGCCGTGAGGCTTGCGATACAATTTGGGAAGACATAAGGGGAACATTTGACGAGGGTGGCGAAAGACAGCGTTTTGTGGTTGCAAATAATAACTTCCATCCTAATACGGTAATAAACCAACTTAAAAAACAATTCAAGCTCATTAATGAAAAAGCAAAAGCTGCAGGGCGTAAAAGCCGTCATTTTATAGTTACAGCCAAAGCCGTAAAAGACTTGTCCACATTTGAACCCAATTGGCCTGAAAAAACAAACGCCGAATATTGGAGGGTAAAATATGACGAGACCCCTTACAGGTCATTTATGAGGGAATACCAACACACCCACGTACAAGACGGGGTAATCTTTAAACCTGAGCAAATACAATGGAGGCAAAGATTACGCTTTGATCAATACGATGGCCTTTGTTTTTATGGTGACTTGTCCTATAAAGATGCAGGAGATTATAAGGCCATGATACTTGTTGGTAAAATTGGGCGTGAATTTCATGTATTGGCTGCATACGTTAGACAAACCTCACGAACCAATGTAGCAAAATGGCTGTACGATTATGTGTTCGACAATAAGCTCCTTAATTACAATGTGAAATATAAGATTGAGGGGCTATTCGCTCAGGACGAATTTGTCAATGATTTTGATACCGAGGGGGACGATCGCGGATGGTACATACCTGTAACCTCAGATAAGAAAAGTAAAGAAGGAAAATATGACAGGATTGAGGGAATGAGCGGATTTTTTGAAAGAGGGAATGTTTGGTTTAATGAGAAATATAAAGGTTCTACAGACTTTCAAAACTTAGAAGATCAGTTACTAGCATTTGAAAAAGGAAGCGGGGCAAATGACGATGCGCCGGATGCACTCCAAAGTGCAATCAAAGAAGTGAACGAAATATCTTTTATAAACAAATTCGATACACGCACCAGTTCAAGACGTGAAATATTAGACAAAAAGAAAAACCGATACTAAAATGAGATTTCTAAACGATACCGATTATACGGCTTTGATCAGGAATGAAATAAAAGCCGCTCTTACGAGCAACTACACCGACACCAAGCTCTTTACAGCCGAAAACATGGCCGTATCACAGATCAAAAAGTACGTAGCGGGTAAGCACCCTATAGATAAGGTTTTTGTGAGCTATGACCCAACCGACCCGGATGCAGTAGACAACAGGGATGCCTATATAGTAATGCTTTCGATCGACTTAGCCCTGTATCACCTGTATTCATCAACAGCCCCCAACCTGATACCCAAACATAGGAGTGAACGCTATCAGGATGCTTTGGACTGGCTCAAAGGAGTGGCATCCGGGACATTCGTTTCTGATCTGCCACCTTATGAAGATGAGGGAGGCGAAACCATGCTAAACATAAAAATATCGAGCAAATACCCAAGTACAAACCAACGTTGGTAAACAAATACCGTTAAAACACCTTTAAAACTCAAACGTAACGAACTTATAACATAAAAACACATGAATATATTCGGGTTCAACATATCGCGCAACACAGCGAATGTAAACAACAAAGTAGCAAGCACGAGCAGCGCACGCGATCGGGTAAACGACAATGACAAAAAAATCATCGATCAGATCGTTAAACAATATACTGACAGATCACGCAAAGACATTGACAAGTGGCGTTCTGGTGAAGCCCTTGCGATGCATCCGGAAAAGCCCAGGTATTACCAATTGCAGGATGTTTTTAATGACCTCAAGAAAGACGGCCATTTTAAGGCTCAGGTGAGGTTGCGTAAATACGCAACGTTAAATACAAAATTTACAGTTAACTCAGAAGACGGACAGACCAATGATGAAGCAACTAAGTTTTTAAACAATGCTTGGTTTTATAGCTTTCTTTCTAAGTCATTGGATGCAATAATTTTCGGACCGACTCTTTTGGAGTTCTTAAGCTTTGACGCTAAAAGAGCAAAGTTTCAAATGATCCCACGCCGTAACGTTGTGCCGGACATGCAGGCAATTTATCCGGATGTAACAAAAGACGATTACATAGATTATAACGACCCTTATTATGATAACTGGCTTATTGAAGTAAAAGACGATGAGACCGAATTTGGTTTAATAAATGACATTATACCAAACCTGATCTGGAAACGTAACGTTTCACAGTCGTGGGCTGAGTTTTGCGAAAAATTCGGGCTTCCGCTTATTACGGCTACTACCAACTCAACCGACCCCAAAGTAATTGACAAGGTTGACTATATGTTACAACAGCTTGGCGAAGCTTCAACCGCCGTTTTCCCGGTTGGCACAACTATAGAATTTAAAGAAGCCAACAGAACCGACGCTTATCAAGTGTATAACGAGTTCATTAAAATGAACAAAACCGAAATATCAACAGCCATTGTTGGGGGCAATATGATCACCGAAAACGGTTCATCAAAAAGCCAAAGCGAGGTACACGAACGTAACCTTGATGACAAAATAGCGGAGGCCGATAAGAGGTTTATAAAATTCTTAGTAACTGATCAGCTTTTGCCTTTACTGATCGCTCAGGGTTACGGCTTCTTTAAAGAGACCGACACTCTCGAATTTGACCAAAGCCACAGTTTAGAGCTTGACAAGTTTTGGCCAATTGTTAAAGGTATTATTGAATCCGGTTATGAGCCTGAAATCGATTGGATTTCTAAAACGTTCAGTATCCCGTTAGTTGGTAAAAAAAAAGTCTCAATTGAACCCGTAGCAAAATATGAGAGTATATCGGGAAAGCTTAACCTACCACATTACCCGGATGCCTGTTGCGAGGGCGTGGTAGCAGTATCAAAAGGCTTTGAAAACAGGCTCAAAGACTACCACGACAAACTAATACAGGAGGTTTGGGACAACAAAGACACCCTTAGCACCGAGGCGCAATTAATAGCAAACGAGGGTTTGGAGTTCCTGAAAGGGTTACAGGACGGTTGGGGCAAACAAAGGATAAAAGCCGCATGGAACGCGCCCGACCATTTAGCCCTGAGCATGATGGAGTATAACCTTTTTGAGTTTGCCGAAAGCAAGACCGAGGCAAGGTTAGCCACTTTGTCTGATCTGTTGATCAATAAAGACAAAGCGCAAATACGATCGTTTGCCGAGTTCAAACAGGAGGCTCTTAAACAGACCGACAATTTTAACACAACGTGGCTCGAAACCGAATACAATTTATCGGTAGCAACCGGGCAGACCTCGGCGGCTTACCTCAGGTTTATGGCCGAAAAGGATAATATAACCTCATTCGTACAATACCAAACGGCAGGAGATAACAGGGTACGCCCGGAACACGCCTCGCTAAACGGTAAAATATTCTCATTGGACGACAAGGAGGCTATGAAGCTATGGCCACCTAATAGCTATAACTGCCGTTGTGAAATGGTACAGTACATCGGCAAGACAGACGGCAGGATAACAAGCGGCAAGGATGCTAAAAAGGCATTGGGCGAAAAGTTCGACGGTTCAAAATTCGACCTTAACCGGGGCGATCTTAAAGAGGTATTTACCAAAGCTCAGATGTACGCTAAAGAAGAGGGCAAAACAATTGAGAAAATGACCTTTGACAAAGCCTATGACCTTGAGCCATACAAACAAATGAAATCATTGAGCAAAGCTCCAATTGATAACACTATAACCCCTGAGAACGCAAAAGAACTGTTTAAGGAAAGCGCACCGGGTTTAATGGCATTTGAAGACTATTTAAAAAGGAAAATGGTAATGACCAAAAAGAATTTTAACACCCATACACAAGGCAAATATGTTGCGCCTGGGGAAGATAGGCACAAGATCTTCCCACTTGTAAAAAATGCCCTGTTATCGCCTGACGAGGTTTGGTTAAAACCTAAAACGAAACAAACTTTTTACCTGAGCTTCTTTGAGGATTTTGTACTAGCTGTCCCGGTTAATGTGGGCAAGCAACATAATGAGGTTGGTACGTGGTTTAAAATGAAAGTCGATGAGGGAGTAATCAGGAGCGGGGTTTTAATCCATAAAAAAAAGCTTTAAATCAACTGCCCTGAGGGATATTCACGAGGTTGTCAATCATTGACCCCGCTATTAATCAGTGTGATTTAAAGCTTTTACTACAGCAAATATATAAAATTATAAATACATGGCGCAAAGCAAATTAGAATTATTGATGGAGCTTAAAAATAAGCTCTTTAACAACAAGCTCCGGGAAGCACAGGAAAAGCTGGGAAAAGCGGCCGACAGCATGAAAAGCAAACTTAGGGGATTAAGCGACTCAACCGTAAGGGGCTTTAAGGCAATGACCTCGCAAGTACCAATATTTGGGCAGGCTATGGAAATGCTTGGCAACCCTTATGTACTAATGGCATCGGGACTGGTCGCCGTTATGGGACTGCTCGCAACCGGGGTTAACGAGGCTAAAAAGTTTGATGCCTCATTCCTGAACATCCGAAACCTGAACCTCGACAAATCGCAGGAGTCATTACGGGATTACAAAACCCTCATTTTAGATACTGCCTTTGCCACCGGGCAGAATGCCGTCACAACGTCCGACTCGCTCTATGCGATGCAATCGGCGTTAGACGTGTACGGCAAAGATGCCGCAAAGATATTTGGTGACGTTGCCAAGTTCAGCACCGCAACCGGGGCAGGATTAGAGGACACTATGGACAGCGTTTCTAAGGCAATCAAAGCTTTTGGCCTTGAGGCTTCCGACGTTCAAAACATCCTTACCGGGTTCTCTAAGGTCGATCAGATCGGATTAACCACCCTTAAGGAGTTTACACAGGTTCAGACCGAATTTGCAGGAGCGGCCGCAAGTGCCGGGCAAAACATAGATACGGCAAATAAGATATTTGCAGGGTTTACCACCATTGCCAAAAACAGCCAAATAGCGGCCACTATGACAAAGGGAGCTTTTGACGGTCTTACGCAAAAGAGTACCGTTGAGGGTTTAAAATCGATAGGGATTGCCATGTATGATACTAAGGGCAATATGAAAAGCCTTGAGTCGATCATCGTACAGGTAGACAAGAGATTTAAGGGCATGAGTTCGCAAAAGATCGACGAGCTTATCAATAAAATTGGAGGTAACGAGGGCTTACGTGCCTTGTTTACTAAGATCAAGACCGGGGCAGACGATTTTATTACTATGATGGAATCGTACGATAGCTCAAGTTTTGATTTAGATAAGGCACTGGCCAACGCTAAGGGCGACTTTACAGTATTGAGCGGCATTGTAAAAAACAAGTTCAACACGGTTCTTATAACGTTAGGCGAAAAGATATTACCATCTGTAGCGCGTGGGCTTGAGTTTTTCGAGAAGATGTTAAACAAGGTTTATAAGAACATAGACTTAATCCTGATCGTGCTTAAAAAGGCCATTATAGCCTTTACAGTGTTTAAGGTTACAAACATGCTCGTTGCCTCATCGGTGGGTAAGATCGCCTTAGCCTTTGGCGGCGGGTTAACCAACGGCATCAGGGCGGCCACTACCTCAATGAAAGCATTTAACGCCGCTTTTAAAAGTAACATGATCGGGCTTATTGCTTCGTTAATCGCTACACTAGCCTTGAGTATTGGCGATCTTAAAGGAGAAAGCGAAAGTTTTAAAAAGTTCCTTGAAAAAGAAAAGGTACTTAATGACAAAAGAAAGGAGCTTGTAGGCGGTACAAATCTTGATTATAATAAATCTTTATTAGGTGGACTTACAAAAAAACAGGGGGATGAGTTAAAAAGTTCTGCCGAAGCAAGATTAGAGGAAATCGACAAGGCAATTATGAACCTTAGAGGTACAATGAAGAATCCAAATGATAAGTACACTCTAAAAATAAACGATCTGACTGGAAAGTTACAAAATGAATTAAACAACCCTAATCAATCCTACCCTGAAGTACAAAAAAACATTAAAAAGTATAGGGACGCTCTTTCAGCAACAGTAAGAGATTTTACAGGCGGATATACCGACAGTGACCTACTTAAAATGCGGGATAAAAACAAAAGTATAATTGGTAATCTTGCAGGCAGGAAGTTAATAAGCGACGATAAGGGCGGCAAGACTGATAAAGTAACTGGGGAACAGATCGGCAATGTATCTGAGAGAGCTTCACAACCAAGGAGTATTGTTATAAACATTGATGCCCTGAACAAAGGCGGTATAAACACCTCACAAACCACACTGAGCAGTAAGACCCCTCAGGAGATTGAACAGTGGTTTAGCGAGGCAATGATGAGGGTTTTACGTAGTGTTGAGTTAAGCCATGAGTAGCAGTATTTTTGAGAAGCTTAAAAAACTTCAACGGGTTCAGGAGTCTTTTATACCAAAGGCGGCAATAGTAGCGGTTAACTTTAGTAAAGAGCGTTTTGTACAAAAGAACTGGGTAGACCGAACCCGCGAAAAGTGGGAACCCCGGAAGCGTAAAGACCGGGGTTCGCTTATGGTGAGGACAGGCCGTTTAAAACGATCGATCAGAAAAATAAGGATAGGGCGAACTTACTTTCTTATCGGGACAGATGTTGAGTACGCCCAAGCACATAACGACGGCTTAGTAATCAATAAAACGGTTACGGTAAGACAGCACGAAAGAACCGTGACCCGTGGCAGAACCGCACGCCGGGTAACAGTAGCATCCCACTCGCGAAAAATGGAACGCACGTTTAAAAAACGTCAGTTCATTGGTGAGTCGGCCGTACTGTTGAGGCGAATTGAAAGAATGTTAGAAAATGATATTAAAGAAGCTTTAAAATAGTTTTAAAATGAAAGAGTTTTACACCAAAATAATCAGCACATTACAGTCTGAACAGGCATTAGAGAAGTTTACCGAAAAATTTGTGCCGGGGGTTAGAATGGTCGATCTGTACCGGGGGCAATACCTCTACCAAACCGAATTTGAACAGTTAATTTTACCCGCCGTCCTGATTGAATACAGCCTAAACCATCAAACCAACTCGGCAACTATTAACCTGCATTGTGTTTGGGAGCAGTTCTACGAGACCGACAACAAGAGTGCAGACCGGGAAAAGGCATTACAATTTTTTGACTGGCAGGACGTTGTTTACGATCTTGTTTATCAAATGGAAAGCTTAAACACCGGAAAGCTCACACTGGTGTCTGAAAACACGGTACAGGACGAAACACCTGTACATGTGCATATACTTAACTTTGAATGCAGTTATATGGGCAGGGTTAAAAGAGCAGACGGCAATTATAACTTTGTCGACTTGGAAGAGGTAAGCACCACCGGAACTATAAAGGAAAAGGAACTACCGGAATTTAATATAGACCTATAAAAAAAGCCCTCAAACGAGGGCTTTACTATTTCTTCTTACCAAAGGTTTTGATATTAGGGTTTTGCCTTAGCAAAGAGATCATAAACATTTTATCCCTCTTTACATAGTATGCCTTAAACCCATTGAGTCCTGATACTTTTATCTCTTTAGTATCTTCATTTAATACAGGTTTATCCCAACCGAAGCTTTTGTAAAAAGTGTCTTTATTAAAAACATAGGCATAGAGAGCTATGCTTTCAACCTTTTTAAAAGTATCATCTTCATAAAAAACAGTTATTTGCTTTTTGTCTTTTACCCATGTCAGTGAATAACTACCAAAAGCTAATACATCGCCCGGCTTACTTATTTCTTTCTCAGGTTTACCATATTTGGCGGTTAGTTCCTTTTCTGTCTTAAAAACAATGTCTTTGATCATGTCGCCAGTAACGCCCTGAGCAGTCGCCGGGGCAATGGCCATAAGAAACAATAAAGTAAAAATTCTAAGCATGTTTTAGGTTGGGTTTTGTGGCAATAACAACAGTAGTATTGCAGGTTGTACAATCAGATTTCCAACAGGGAACATTATTAATTGCGGATTGGTAAGCGGCAACCGTCTCACTACCACATGCCTCACAATAATCAACAATAACACTCATTTGCAAAGGTTTAATCAAGTGGCCAAATGTAATAAAAAAAAGAGACGGTTCAAACCGTCTCTTTATACTTCTGTTTATTGATCTGTTTAAACTTCTGATGTTTGGCGAAACTGTTGTGCTAATTCGTCATAGCTTGATAATATGCCGTCGTAAATTTTATACATAAGTTCCGGCTCTTGTTCAGACGGTTGAAAAACAAACACCTCTTTACCCGCTCCTTTCATCCATCCGGCTTCTGTGTTTGCACTCCTACCACATGGCAGAACCATTACGCAGGTATCAGCCCATTTCATCGCGTCAAAATCGGAATCAAACCCGGCAATGGCCAACGGATGCTCTAAGGCCGCTTTGTACTCTTCTGTAGTCCAGTTCTCCCAATTCGGGTCAATAGAACTCCAAGCAAAACCGCTACGGCTTGGCGGGTTCATAAAGTCGTAAACTTCATGCCCGTGTGATCTTAAAAGTTTTACTACAATTTGTTGGTACACGTTTCTCCAACTACTAGCTACATAAATTTTCTTCATTGTTAAAAGGGTTTTAAATGGTTTTTATAAAGTGTTTAAATGTGTTTCAAGATCGACAGGCGAAAGAATACTAACTTTCCAATTCATATCGTTAGAACCGCTAATTATTTTAGCTTCTTTTAATTGGTTCATTATCCTGTTTGCGCGCATGTAGCCTAATTTTAATTTTAACTGCAACATGGCCGATGATGCTTTTTGCTGTGATACAATCAGCCTAGCGGCATCAGTAAAAAGGTCATCGCGTTCTACTTCTGTTTTATTCATATTTAAAGGGGTTAATAAGTTAAATCGTTATCGTCATTTGCTTTCATCCGGGCATAGATCAGGGCGCATGCAATAGCTCCGGCCAAACAAAGCAAAATCTTAATACAGGTTATAAATGATATGTCTTGCTGCATGGTTTTAAAGCTGTTTTAAAACTTGTTAAAATCATTTTCGTACATTCTTTGGTTTAAGTAGGTCGAGGCATGGGCTTTGTCTTTTCTTACGTGCCTTGCCAAGTGTGCGTTATACGGTTTTATAGCCGTTAATGCTTTGATCTTGTCGGCTCTTGACATACGTTTCCATATGTTTTCAGCCATTACCTTTTTACCGATCTTGTAGCCATACATGTTCCAAAAGTTTTCAAAGCTCAAATCAAGCTCACCGCCGTGAACAGTAAAATTTGTAATTGCTACAAACATTTTCATACCCACCTCAGTAAATGGAAAGCGGCCACTATATAGCCATCCTATTTGTTGAGGGGTTAACTCTCCGTCAAGGTCAAAACCTGTTAAAACACCGTTTAAATCATAGTTAAAAACCAATGACCCGGTAAACGATGTACCTGTAACTGTATATGTTTTTCCTATGCTCATTATGTTAGTTTTTGGTCTAATTGACTTAATATTTCACGTGTTACCCTACGTTGTTCGTCTTTTGTATAATCTAACGAAACACCTATAAAAAGATATAGCGCATAAGCTTCGTAATATTTTAAACTAACATTGAATTTACCTGTCGAACGCCTTTTATCTATTGACTTTTTCAGGAGCTTAGCAGATAGATCATTCAATATGTAAAAATTGCTTCTGTATGACATATCTTTCCCTATTAAGGTTACTTGCGGCATAAAAGCGAAAAGCTCAAACAAAAAATCTAAATCGTAAGAACTAAGTTTAATATTGATTTTCATCGAAATTCTGTTTTTGGTTCGTCTAAGTGTTTACCGCAATCCAAACAGGCGGTTACTGTTGTCTCAAAAGCCATTAAAACATCAAGGGTTAAGAGGTGTGTATTTACATGCAAACACACCTCCTGAGCATTAATACCCTCCATTAGGCGGGTAACTGTAAAATTGCATGTCTCCTGAGTGGTAAAATGCCTGTCTTTCGTGGATTTCTGTAAAACAGAAGAACAGCCCGCAAAGGCATAAAGTCTGTTTTTCGATGTCGTAAGCTTCACTATAGAATATATTTCTATAGTACTTGTCATAGGCGTTTAAATCTTTTATAAGTTGGGATAAAAGCACCTCGTTCTCTTCGTAGTTTATTGCAAAAACGAGAGGTAAACCGTTGTTTTGCAACTCTACATCATGGCCAAATCTTGTGTAATCAATATTCATGTTATTGACAACCTCAAGCATAAAATTCTCATCCTTAAAGAATGGTTCTGTAAACACGTTTTCGGGTCTCATATACTTGTTTTTATTATTCGTCTGCAAATAGCTTGGTTTGGGAGTTCTCGGCATCCACAAGCTTTTTTAACTCTCTTTCGGCAGGTATGCCCAGGTACTCATCAAAAGTCCTTTTAGAGATATGGTAATGATTAGATATGTACTCATTGAAAATGTGTACATTGGTCATACCTAGCGACTGACAGGACTTTGTAAGCTCCTGTATTTCGATGATTTTTTTGTATAAGTTCTTTTTGTTGTAAGCCATCAGTTCGGATTTACGTTAGGCAAGCCTTTTGAGTGGAAATAAGCCTTTGTCCCGGCTTTATTTGATGATTTGTTGTAGTTCCTTTCTAAACCTCTAAACTGCTTTATAAGCTCGTCTAATTCGTTTAGCTCGTAGTCGTTCAGCCGTTTTTTATGAATACTGCTATTTAACATGAAGTCGTTAAACTTTTTCCAGTTTGCCGGATCATGTATTGCGGTTCTTTGCGCAATGGTCAGGACAATACTTCTTTTGCTTTTTTTCTCAAGCTCGGTGTAAGCATCTATGTTTGTTCTATACCTAAAATCAGCCTCTAGTTTTTCGCATAGATCGTCAATTTCTAAACCGTGTAAATCCTTAGTGCTTTCGGTTCTGCCCGATGTCCATGCGTAAATAAGTTCATGGCGTTGCTTTTCGTCAATGCCATATTTAGTGAAAAGGGTCATTAATTTTGCCTGTGTTGCCATGATCTGTACTTTTTAAATTCGTTTCAGGAGCGGGAATCGAACCCGGAACAACGCCTAATCGTTTCTCCTGTCTTTTGCCTTATTAGGCTATTTTAAAGGTTTTTGTATTCACTCTTTTAAGCTTTGCGCCCGATTGGAGCTTTTGGGCTTCCTGTTCTTTGGCTTTGCGCAAAGCTTCTTTTGCATCCTGTTTTTGTTGCCAAAGGTGTTCAGCTAACTGACTCATACTTAAATTGTAAATCTGAACTCTATTTTTTTAGTTCTTCCGGGTTCTATCTCCACATGCTTCCATCCGCTAACATACATACTCCCTTTAACCCTGTTTTGCGCTTCTATTATAATGTCGAGACCTTCATTAAAAGCATTGCTTTGAAACTCGTCACGCATTTGGTTTAACTGTATGATACTTGCGGGGTTCAGCATTCCGGTTTTTCTGTTTGGCCTTAATAAAACGGTTACAGCTTTATGAAGTTTTACGGCTACTTCATCATCACTTTGGAGTGAAAAAAGGAAGCTTTTAATCTTAGCTATTCCCGCACCCTCTGTACCATCAAAACTGATTGTTATGTTATGGCCTATACTGATACTGCTTAAACCGTCAGGGTTTGTATAGGTGTGGCTTTCCTGATCGTGTATATCTTCACCAAAAACATTTGCCTTTAATGCCAGTATGGGTGCGTAGTCTTTAAAAATGTTTGCTACAAGAGTTTCCATACTGTTCTGCCTGTCTACTAGGCCGTCAATATGCTTTGCGAGAAATTCGTTTTGCATATCTTTATAAGCCTGTTTATCGGCTTTTTTCTTTTCCTTTTCTGCCTTTTCTTCCGCCTGTAGCTGTTTTAGGGCTTCTTTCTTTTGCTCAGCCGTCATATTGCCTAAAAAAACCATTCCTGCACCTACTTCCTGAGCGTCTTTTACTGTGATTTCGTTTGTTGTATTCATGTTATCTCTAATTGTATGTTGTAGTGAAATTTTACTTTTAATTCGTTGACATCTTTGTCGGCTTGGTCGTCATCGTGTGGGATGTAAACCGTTTTTTTTTGTGATTCGTAGCGGTATTTACCTTTTATGCGTTGGTGTAATTTGTACCGCCTGTTTGTTGCTTTTTTGGTCATACCCGGATAGTTTTTAGTTTACTTTCTTCTAGCTCTATGAGCTTGCTTACATAGTAATTGCGGTTGTGTTCTCTTTCGCTGTAAACTTTTCCTTTACAGTTTACAGGGTTCATAAGCCATTCGTTAAGATCATTAACTTTGGTCTCTAGCTGTTTCTTAGTCATGTCGGCAGGTTTTTTGTTTTTTTGGTTAATGCGGTCGTACATTACTTTTGCAATCTGTCCTGTAACACTTATAACTGGCTTCCCTTTTGGGGTAGTTAAGATCAGGTGCATTTTTTGCGGGTTGTATTCAAAATTTACTGTGATCATAATTATGCGGCTTTGGTTAATAATTCTCTTTTTATTACTCGTTTAACCCGTCTCATGTCCTTAACAACCTTAAAGGATTGTTTGTTTACGATCATTGGAACAGGGTTGCACTCATTAAATATTTTTGTGATGGTATCTTTGTTATCAATGCCGTTAGCTTGGCAGATCAACTCAACATCTTTCATTGTAGAACCGATCAGGTGAACGAAATTTCTACCGAAACGGCTTGCGATCTCGTCATATCCTTTGGCTTGCATTTTTACGCCTTTTACGATCTCTTTTTCTAGGTTTTCTGTACCTGAGATCACTACGCCTACAATGTCCTCTAACTCATTAAAAAAGGCGATCAGCCAACGTAAAGCAGGAGCTTTAAGCTTATCGGCCTCATCAATGATCAATAGCGGTTTTTGGAACGCTCTTTCTTTAAAAAATTCAATGATCTTGTTGCCTAGCTGATATACAGAAATAACCCCTTTAGGTATCTCAATACCAAGGCTAAGGGCTAAGGCAGTAAGAAACTCACGTTTTGCCCACTCGTTTGCTCTAATCCTGTAAACCGAGTCACTGTTAGCCTGTGTAAACACCTCGATAGCGGCAGTTTTACCCGCCCCGGCTTTTTCAGATACCGGAATAAACAAACTTGCGTTTTTAGCATCGGTTAGTACATGATTCATCATTTTAAAATTGGTAGTCTCGGCGATCTGCCAGCCTGAGAACTGTACGCCAAGTTTCCCGGCAACCTTTAACCACATTTCAATCTTGATCAAGTCCCAATTTTCATTAACCATGTTGCTAATGGTAGCATTGGAAATCTCACACTTAACAGATACTTTATTAGCACTGCCTAAGGCTTTAATTTCGCGCTGTATAGCGGTAACGATCTCGTTTTTTTGTACATTCGTCATTGGAAAAGGATTTAAAAGTTAGTATTGATTTTTTGTTAGAGAATTAATATCTATTTCTTGGCTGTTGGCTGTGTTGTAACCACTACCAACAGCTTTTTTTATAGGTGTATTTTCAGTATTTTTAATGGAATTTAAAAGGTGTACGGTCTCGGCATTTTCAGCCTCATACTTATTCGTAAAGCGGCCTAACATTAGGGCAACATCATTGTTATACCCTTTTTTCTCTTCTAGCTCTTCCTGTCTAAGTCTCTCAATTTCTGCAAGCCTTATTTTCTCAGTGTTTACGCGGTTAAACTCAGCTTGTGGGCCATATTTTTGAATACGGTTAAATTGTTCAGCTTCTCCAAGATGTATGAGGTAATCGCCTTTAGGTTTGAACAGGTAGACAAAAGTTAAATCTTCCATGTCGTAACTGATTATAACCTCAGGTTCGTTGCTTAATATTTGGTAGTCATTTACCTGATAGATAAATTCAATGTTTTGTATCTCGGTTTTGATTAAGCCGTTACGTATTTTGATCTTTTTCTTAAGTCCGAAAATCATTGAGATTTGGTGATTTTCTAACCATTGTACATGCGGTTTGTCGGACTCGTCATGTAGCATTTTTGGAGACTTATTAATGTGCTTGTTTTTTCTTGAGTAGTAAGAGTATGCTGTAGTTCTGTAAGCGTTAACAATACTCTCAGACTCACCGTAAGCCTCCACAAGATCAAATTTAGCCTTATCGCTTTCCTTAGTTAGTTGTGCTATGTATTCCGGGCTTCTGTGAGCATGTAATCGTCTCGATTTGATACCCTCACCATAATAGTACTGACTGTCGGCCATAAATACTGACTGTAAAGTCCCGAACCAACGCTCTAATGATGCCTTAGCATTGGCGTCGTGTGCAATAGTTACTTTTACGCCAAGCTGTTTAAGTGATGCCATAAGCCTTTTAGCCTCATCAGTATTATGTCCGGGGAAACGGTCAAATACGATCTCGTAAGGAATATACCCGGCAGACTGAACAGCCATTTTAACCGCGTTTATTACGCTCCAACGGTTTTCACTATAGTCAAAGCTTTGACCAAGTATATCACCACTATGAACATCCCTAACAGCTATGATGTATAAGAACTTTTTATCACCCTCATTGGTTTTGTGGGAGATAATATTCACACGGGTCGCATCAACCTGCCAGCAGTCACCCGCAAACAGGGCGTTATCAAACGGTATATAGCCGTCATATATCGATGCTTTAGTCGTTCCCTTGCCAAATCGCTGTGAAGCCGTTAAAAACTTGGTATTGTGTTGTTCGTATATGTTTTGCCCGAACCAACGGCGTGACGGTACTTTTTTACCTGTCATAGCGCACATATCCTGTATTTTTCGGGTTTTCCAGTCGTTAGAATAGTTCTGACCCATTGCGGTCAATTGCATTGCCCAGTTCCATACTTCCGGGTCGTTGTATTCAACAGCGTTAGTATTGCCGGCGCGTGGCAATTGTATAACATCGGCAATGGCTTGGCCATTGTCTATAATTTCGGTTACTTTCTCCTTTAAAATTCTGTAATTTTTAGGCAGGTAACGCAGTTCGTTCTTTTCGATCAGGTCGGCAAGTATCTTATAACCCTCGTTGTTTGTCCTGAACTCGTTTTCCTGAATGTACTTAACACTAAATTCCAAAACGGCGCAAGCTTTAGCCAGTGCCTTTTGTTGTTCTTTAGTACAATCTAGGTAGCAATGTAAAAAGTCCTTTTCATTGGCTTTTATATAGCCGTTAAATTGGCTTTCAATAATATTGCTGTCCTGATTTGCTTGGTAAGTAGTAAAGCTTTCTATAAGGTCGCTTTTATCACCAAATAGATCACGATAGTATTTAGGTTTTTGGTTCGGGATAAAATCAAGATCATAATAGAACTGCCCGTTAATTTTTGCCCAACGCCAAGCCTTACCGGATGCGGGTAAAATATTAAACCTTTGATAGCAGTTTTGGACAGACTTTTTATAGTCCTTTCTAATTTTACGACAGTAATCATTAGAAATACCGCAAACTTCAACGACTAAACGCTCATTCAGCCATGTAGTTTGGCCGTCTGAGGTTTTTCTTATTAGAATGTCGTTTTGCTTAAAGTTCATTTGTGTTGGTAAGTCATTTTATTTGTTCCCGGAGCGGACTCGAACCGCTCAGTATGCCATCCGGGAAAATCACTACATTTGGGGTGTCTAATCTTAATAAGTAGTGGTATGGATAATTTAGAAAAGTTGCCTAAGGATATGCAGCTTCAGTTAAGGATGGGAGCAATTGTAATGGCTCTAAAAAAGATGGTTATTAACACCCCCGAATTACAGGAAGAGTTCAACAAACATTACAATGATGTTATAGCTGATTACAAGCTTCCAGACTTTTCAGAATTTGAGCAGTAACCAAGACCGCTACCGGGGTTTTGTCCTTCTGTTCCTCTATGATTTCTCGTACCAGTGGTGCGAGAATCCTTTTTATCATTTTTCTCATGATGCTATTGGTCTTTTAAAATTTTCGGCGGCTGCTTTAATTTTCTTTACCGTCGCAATTCTTTTCTTTGTAAATCCTTGACCGTCATACTTACCCGCAAGAACATCACTTACATACTTTGGGGTTACGTTTGTTTTTTCTGCAACTATTGTCGCAGTGCCGTGATAGTAGGCGTCCGTAAATTTTTTTTCTGTACTCATGTTTTTTGACTTTCTTTGTTAAATATTACAAGAACAAATATAAAGATAATTATCATTACTCCAACAATTATCAAGATAAAAATCATGACCGATAAAGAAAAAATACTTCAATACCTTGAATATAAGGGGATAAGCAAGAATAAGTTTTATATAAAAACCGGGCTTTCTGTAGGTTTTTTAGACAGCGGGAGTAGTTTAGGAGTGGATAAATTACGATTAATCATTGATAATTATCATGATTTTAATGTTGACTGGTTATTATCAGGAGAGGGTGAAATGATAAAAACCAAAAATGCAGAAAATGTGACTAATTCAAACAGTCACAAAAACAGTCACATTTTAAGTACAGAACCAAATATTCAAAAAAACGTGACTGTTTCAAAAGATTTCCGTCTGAAGACTGATAAGAACCGGGAAACGCAGGTAATACCATTATATAGCATGGAGGCAACGGCGGGGCTTGTTAAGTTACTTGATAACATTCACAGTCAAACGCCTATAGACTTTATAAGTATTCCTAATTTACCGAACTGTGACGGGGCTTTGTTTGTAACGGGGGATAGTATGTACCCTTTATTAAAGAGCGGCGATATAATAGCCTATAAACAGATACATGATATTGAAAATGACATTTTTTGGGGTGAAATGTATTTACTTTCTATTGATGTAGGAGGCGAGGAACTTGTAACCATAAAGTATGTACAGAAATCGGAGAAAGAGGGCTATATAAAGCTTGTGAGCCAAAATAGACACCATCAGGACAAAGACGTCAAAATAAGCAAAATAAGAGCCTTAGCGATCATTAAAGCATCAGTTAGGTATAATGTAATGTCGTAA